GCGAAGGCGCTGCAGCTGCACCGCGGCGCGCGGCGCCTCGCGATCGCGATCGAGCTGCGCGACGCGGGCTGGACGCCGTCGCCGAGGCTCGCAGGACGATGGGACGACCCCGCAGGGAAGCACCGCGGCTGCCCCGCGTGGCGGGCGTTGGAGATCGCGAGGAGAGACAGTGGAACTGCGTGACTATCAGGTGCGCGCGATCGACCTCGTGCGCGGGGAGTACCGCCGCGGCCGTCGCGCGGTGCTGCTGGTGCTCCCCACCGGCGCCGGGAAGACCGCGACGGCGAGCCAGCTCATCGCCTGGGCCGTGGCGCGCGGGCGTCGCTGCCTGTTCCTTGTGCACCGCCGCGAGATCGTGTTGGACACGCACCGGCGGCTCGTCGCTGCGGGCGTCGCCTGCGGCGTCGTCATGGCGGGGGAGCCGACGCTCGACGCGCCCGTGCAGGTCTGCTCGGTGCAGACGTTGACGGCGCGTGAGCAGCACCCGCCCGCGGACCTGCTCGTTTGGGACGAGGCCCATCACTGCGCGGCCGAGACGTACCGCGAGATCCGCGCGCAGTACCCCGCCGCGTGGCATCTCGGGCTCACCGCGACGCCCGAGCGGTCGGACGGCGCGCCGCTCGGCGACGCCTTCGAGGCGCTCGTGGCGCCCATCTCCGTCGCCGAGCTCGTCGAGGCCGGACACCTCGCTCCGATCGACGTGGTGGCCCCGCCGACGCGCCTGCAGAGCGCGATCGGCGCCACGCCTGCCGACGCCTGGCGGGAGCACGGCGGCGGTCGTCCAGCGGTCGTGTTCACCGGCACCATCGCGGAGTCGCGCGAGTGCGTCGCTGCCATCGGCGAGCGCGCCGCGCACATCGACGGCTCGACCCCGCGGCGCGAGCGCGACGAGATCCTGCGGCGCTTCGAGCGCGGCGACCTCGACGTGGTCTCGAACTGCTCGGTGCTCACCGAGGGGTGGGACTCGGCGCGCGCCGAGGTCTGCGTCCTCGCGCGGGGCTGCGGGTCGCTGCCGGTCTATCTTCAGACCATCGGGCGCGTGCGCCGCACCGGCGGCAACGCTGCGAAGCGGTGCCTGCTGCTCGACCTCGCTGGCGCCGCCCACGAGCACGGGATGCCCGACGAGGACCGCGAGTGGAGCTTGACCGAGGGGCAGGCGAAGCGCCGCAGCGACCGCGAGGCGCTGTCGACGTGCCTCCACTGCGGCGCGGTCTCGCGCTACGCCTCGCGGGGCGCACGGTGCCGACGCTGCGGGCAGCCGTGGCCCGAGGCCGAGCGCGTCGAGGTGCGGCGCCAGCAGCTCGCCGCAGTCGTGCCGTCGTCGACCCGCAGGGAGCGAGAGGTCGAGCTCGAACGGCTGCGCCAGATCGCGCGGCAGCGGGCCTACAAGCCCGCGTGGGTCGGCGTGAAGTTCAAAGAGAAATTCGGCTACTGGCCGAGGGGGTTGTGATGAGCGAGGGACACATTCAGGACGAGATCCGCCTGGCGCTGAGCGACGAGCCGGGGCTGGTGCTCTGGCGGAACAACACCGGCGTCGCCGAGCACCGCGGCGCGCGCGTGCGCTACGGCCTCGCCGTCGGCAGCGCGGACCTCGTCGGCTGCCTGCGCGGCAGGTTCGTCGCGCTCGAGGTCAAAACGCCCACCGGCCGCGCGACGCAGGAGCAGCGCCAGTGGCTCGCCGTCGTCCGCCTCCACGGGGGCTTCGCCGCCGTCGTCCGCTCCGTCGACGAGGCCCGCGCCGCAATCGCCCGCGCCCGCATGGGAGAGTGCGAGTGACTGCCAAGCTTCAGTGGGCGCTCGTCAACGGACAGCCGCTGCACATCAGAACGCTGCTCAACACTCGCCCAGGCGAGCGTCCCGACGCCGTCTGTCCCGGCTGCGCTGGCCCCGTCGACTGGCACATCGGAGAGCGCGGGAAGGCAGGCCTGCGAGCACCGCACGTTCAGCATCGCGCCAACACCTCGACGTGCGGCGCAACCGAAGGCGAGAGCGCGGCACACCTCGACGCCAAGTGGCATCTGGCGCGAAAGCTCGCTGAGTGCCGCGCGCTGTCTATCGTCAGTCACTGCGACCGAGGTCACGACATCAGACGCCGGTGGCAGGCAACAGAGTGGGACGCCGTCGAGGTCGAGTACCGCGTCGGCAGCACTCGACCTGACATCGTCCTCCTGCGAGACGGCGCCCCTGTCGCCGCGGTCGAAGTCAGGCACTCGCACGCCGTCGACGCGCGAAAGGCGGACAAGTTCGCCGCGCTCGGCATCCCGTGGGTCGAGATCGAAACCGCCTACGCGCTCGCGTGGACGGGCACCGGCTGCGTTCGCGTGGTCGACACCGACGACGACAACCGTCCGCTCGCCTGCGCCGTCTGCGAAGCCAGACGGGTGAGAGAAGCGCGCCTCGCGGAGGAAGCGCGCGAGCGCGCGGCCGCTCTCATCCAGACGCTCGATACCGATCGAATCGAGCGAGAAGAGCGATCGCGCGAGCACTGGATGCACACCGTTCGAGAGCGCAACGAAAGGCTCCGACTTGAAAGCGCGCGCGAAGACCTTGAGCGCCAGCGGCAAGTCGAAGCGCAGGAAGCTGAGGCAGCGGCCAAACGAGCCGCCGCGGCCCTAGAAGCCGCGAGCCGCCGCTTCGACTACGCCGCCTCACGAGCGCACTGGGATGCCGTCTTCGCCGAGCTGCGACCCGACATCAAACCGTGGCGCGATCTGCCTCGCGAGAATTGCTAACGCAATCCTCAATCAAAGTGATATATCTCGGCGCATGAGCCGACGATCACAGTCCAAACCGTTCATCCTCCTGCTGTCCGATGACGAGCGCCGCCGCCTCGACGCTGAGGCATCCACCCGCGGCGTGTCGCGTGCCGACATCATCCGCATGCTGCTTCGCGGCGCGCTCCCGGCGGTGTCTGCACAGTGACCCCCGCGATCAAACTCTCGCGCCTGGGGCGCGCCGCGATGGCCTACGCGACGCAGTTCGGGTGGCGCGTGTTCCCCCTGCACTCCGTCGACGCGAGCGGCTGCACCTGTGGCTCGCCCAACTGCACCGGCACGAAGCCGGGGAAGCACCCGCGGACGCCGCGCGGGTGCCTCGACGCCACGACCGACGCAGAGCAGATCCGCGCCTGGTGGTCTCAGTGGCCCGACGCGAACGTCGGCGTCGCCACCGGCGGCGGGCTCGTCGTCATCGACATCGACCCGCGCCACGGCGGCGATGAGGGCTTCGACGAGCTCGTCGAGCGCTTCGGCAAGATCCCCGACACCGTCGAGGCGCTCACCGGCTCGAAGGGTCGACACATCTACCTGACGGTCCCGCAGGGCGTCGAGGTGCGCAACAGCGCCGGCGTCCTCGCCCCCGGCGTCGACGTGCGCGGAGAGGGCGGCTACGTCGTCGCAGCGCCGTCCTCGCACGTCAGCGGCGGCTCGTATGCGTGGGAACTCTCCTCGCGCCCTGACGCGGTCGACGTGGCCGAGGCACCGCGCGCCTGGCTCGACGCTCTCGCGCGGCGCCCGAAGCTCCGCGTGCTCCCCGGCGGCAGCGGAGAGACGGTCATCGAGGGAGCGCGAAACGACACCCTCTTCAAGCGCGCGTGCTCGATGCGCTCCGCCGGGTGGGACGAGCCCGAGATCCTCGCCGCTCTTCACGCCTACAACGAGGCCAAGTGCTCCCCGCCGCTCGACCCCGCAGAGGTCAAGTCGATCGCCGCTAGTGCGGCTCGCTACGAGCCGAACGCGCCGAAGCCTGCAGTGCTCCCGCAGGCGGCATCGCAGGCCTCTGAGCGCGCCCCTGAGACGCCTGCAGACTCAGGCTGGACAGCAGAGCTCTACACGACGGCCAAGGGAGCCGTTCGCAACACGTTCGCGAACATCTGCACGATCCTCCGAAACGACCCAGCGACAAAGTCGCTGCGCCACAACGAGATGACCGCCTCTCCCGAACTCGACGGCGTGCCTGTCAGCGACGCGAGACTGGCTCTTCTGCGCGAAGACATCGAGCGTCGCTTCGGCTTCTCTCCGAGCACAGACGCTCTCGCCCAAGCAATCGTCGGCGTGGCATCCGAGAGCAGCTATCACCCCGTTCGCGCCTACCTCGACTCTCTCTCGTGGGACGGGTGCTCTCGCCTGAGTCACATCGCGACGACGATGCTCGGAGCAGAGGCAAGCGACATCAACGTCGCAATGATCCGAGCGTGGTTCGTCAGCGCCGTCGCACGAGCCTTCCAGCCCGGCTGCAAGGTCGATACGTGCCTGGTGCTCGTCGGCCCGCAGGGCGCTCGCAAGAGTTCGTTCTTCCGAGCCCTCGGGGGGCAGTGGTTCGCCGACACCGCGATCGACCTCGAGTCGAAGGACGCCATGCAGCAAATCAACGCGGCTTGGATCTACGAGCTCGGAGAGATCGACCACGTCACGTCTCGCGCTCACGCGGGGCGAATCAAGTCGTTCATGACCTCTCAGCAGGACAAGTACCGGCTCCCCTTTGGGCGATCCATCTCCACTGTCATGCGATCGAACGTCATCGTCGGCAGCACCAACGAAGCGCAGTTCCTGATGGACCCCACCGGCTCTCGGCGCTTCTGGTGCGTCACCGTCGGGCGCATCGACGTCGACGCCGTACAGGCCGCTCGCGATCAACTCTGGGCCGAGGCTGTCGAGGCCTTCAAGAACGGCGAGAACTGGTGGCTCGACGAAGCCCTTGAGGTCGATCACCGCGAAGCCGCCGAGACCTTCGCCGTCGTCGACCCGTGGGAGGAAATCGTGCGCGCCGCGATCATCGGAGACCCGGAGCCGCTCACCGCTCGCAAGCTCCTCGTCGACGTGCTCAAGATCGAACCTGGGCGCATCCGCAAGCCCGACGAGATGCGTCTCGGCAACGTCCTCAGGCGCCTCGGCTACGAGCGGCGCGTCGTTCGTGCCCACGATGGCATTCAGCGCGTCTGGGTACCCATCCCCGTCGACGACTCTGTTACCGCGTGACCACCTGTTGCTACCTTTTTCCCTGTGCGGGGGGGACATTTTCAGAGCCGACTACGACAAGCCATCTGAAGTCACACGTATAGGCAGAAGGTGGTATCGGAGGTAACGCCCTGAAAACAAGCACCATCCAGTGGTAACATAGGTGGTAACAAGGTGGTAACAGTGGTAACAGCAGAGCGCAGTTGACCGGCGCCGCGCCCTGCGGCATGGTCCCCCTCGGTCGTACGTCTCTCCCACGCCGACCAGCACGCCGTCGCCCGCGGGGCTTGCCGCGGGCGTCGTCGTATTTGACGGGCGTGGCGTGGCGCGCGACACTGCAGACGTGGCGAAACGCTCCCCGCAGCCCAGCGCACTCGACACCGCAGAGCTCGACGAGGCACGGCAGACGCTCCGTCGGGGCGAGGCCGTCCGACTCGTCGTCGGGCAGCGCGTCGTCCTCTGCTCCTCTCTCGACGAAGTCCGAGCTGCACAGCTCGGGCGCATCCCCCACGACGCTGTGAGGCTCGATGGCCGCCACCAAACCCGCACCTAACGCGACAGCGGCCGTATGGCTCCCCGTCGCCGACCTGCGACCCAACCCGCGCAACCCGCGCCTGCACGGGAGCGAGGTCGCGCAACTCGCCCGCACCATCCTCCGCACCGCCTGGGGCGCGCCCATCGTCGCTCAGGCCCGAGGGCGCCGCATCATCGGCGGGCACGGGCGCCTCGAGGCCGCGAAGCTCATCTTGCAGGGCATCGAGGTCGACGGTGAGATGCGCGGCGGCGCCGAGCACTCGTTCGGCGGTCCCCCCGGCTGCGTGCCCGTGCGCGTCGTCGACGTGTCCGACGCCGAGGCCGACGCGATGACGCTCGCGGACAACGCCCGCGGCCTGCAGGGCACCGACAGCGCCGAGGCGATCGTCGCGATGGCCGCGCAGTTCGGCCGCGACGCCGCCGTGATGAGCGACATGGGCTTCGGCGGCGAGGCGCTGGATGCGCTTGTGAAGGCTGCGGGCGACGCGGTGCTGGCGTCGGGTCCGCAGGCGCCTCGCGGCGAGGGCGTCACCGACCCCAACGCTGAGTGGCAAGGGATGCCGGAGTACGAGCCCTTCGAGGGGCACAGTCGTCTGTGGGTGAGCTTTATGACCGCCGAAGATCGAGCCGCATTCTTCGCGACCATCGATCAGTCCGACACGGGGAAGACGAAGTCGGTTTGGTTCCCCGAACAGGCGCCGAGGAAGTTGGAACACCTGAGGTGGGCGAGTGATTCCGCTGTACATCCCGACGAAGGGCAGAGCTGATTCTCGCCTCACGTCGAAGGCGCTGACGGCCATGGGGCTGCGGCACTTCCTCGTGGTCGAGCCGCAGGAGGTCGAGGTTTACCGCGCCGCGACGCGCGGCACCCTCGCGACGGTGCTCCCGCTCGACATGAGCTTCAAGGCCCGATACGAGCTCTGCGACGACCTCGGGCTCACGAAGAGCACCGGCCCCGGACCCGCGCGCAACTTCATCTGGGAGCACTCCATCGCCAACGGCCATGCGTGGCATTGGGTGATGGACGACAACATCGAGTGTTTCCGGCGTCTGCACAAGGGAGACAAAATCAAGGTGCAGGACGGCGCGATCTTCCGAGCGATGGAAGACTTCGTCATGCGATACGACAACGTCGCTATGGCTGGACCGAATTACTCGATGTTCGCATACGGCCCTCCTGAGGTTCGCATTCCGCCCTTCGGCACAAACACGCGGATCTATTCCTGCAACCTCATCCGCAACGACGTGCCCTTCCGCTGGCGCGGACGCTACAATGAGGACACCATCCTTTCACTCGACATGCTCAAGGCGGGCTGGTGCACGGTGCAGTTCAACGCCTTCCTGCAGGACAAGGTGCGCACTCAGACGCTCGGCGGCGGCAACACCGCGGAGTTCTACGCGAAGGAAGGCACCGCGCCGAAGTCCGAGATGCTCAAGCGCGTTCACCCTGACGTGACGCGACTCAAGCATCGCTTCGGACGCGAGCATCACTTCGTGAATTATCGTCAGTTCAAGCAGCCGCTGCATCGTCGTCCCGACGCAGAGATGGTCTCGCCGACCGCCGCCGCGATGCGTCTCGTCACGCGTGAGAAGCGCGCCTGATGGGTCGCGCGCACGCCATCACGCGCGAGAAGCGCGACCGGCTGCTGAACGCCCTGCGCGCGGGCGCGCTCTACCGCGACGCCGCGGAGAGCGCGGGCATCCCCTGGCGCACATGGATGGACTGGTCGAAGAGCGTGCGCGAGGGGGCGTGCACGAACGACGACGTGCGCGAGCTCGTCGAGCGGGCGCGCGAGGCGTACGCCGCCGCCAACGTCGGCCTTGCGGCGACCGTCTCGAAGGCGGCGCAGAAAGACTGGCGCGCCGCCGCGTGGCAGCTCGACCACCGCCGCGGCGACCCGAAGGCGCGGCACGACGCGCGGCGCGCGCGGTGGGAGGCTGACATTGCCAAGGCCGAGGCCGACAAGGCCGCTGCGGGGCAGCAGACGCCGACCGTCGTGATCGAGCTGCCCGCGTCGCTGGTGCGCCCGCGCGAGGCGACGTGATCGCCGCCGCGCAGCCGCTCGACCGCGTGGTGGTCACCTACGCCCCGCACGAACGGCAGCAGGCCATCCACGACGCGCCTGAGGCCGAGGTGTGGGCCGCGTGCGGCTACGGCACCGGCAAGACAACGCTGGCCGTTTGGGAGGCGTTCTCGCTCGCGACGCAGACGCACCCCGGCTTCGCTGGCATCGTCGCCGCGCCGACGTTCCCGCTGTTGTTCCAGAGCTGGTTCACGGAGTGGGAGCGCAACATCCCGCGCGCCTGCTGGCGGTTCAGCCGCGACCCTTTGTTCGGCGCGTACCTCGCGATCCCGACGCCTGCTGGCGAGTCGCGCATCTGGCTGCGCTCGACCGTCGCGACCGAGAGCCTCGAGGGGATGAACGCGGCGTGGCTGGTGTTCGACGAGGCGACGCGCGAGCGGTCGCACGACCCCATCCGCGTGCTCGCGGCGCGTCTGCGTCGAGGACATCCGGGGCGCCAGCGTCGGCAGCTCGTGATCGGCCCGCCGCAGACGCGGGGCCATTGGACGGCGTTGGACTTCGGGACCGGCCCCGGCGAGGGACGCACCGGCGACGCGCTGTCGTGGACCGACGGCAGGCGCCGCGTCGTGCGCGCGCGCACCCGTGACAACCCGCACCTGCCGTCGGACTTCGAGGCGTCGCTCCGCTCGCGCCCCGGCGCCACGAAGGCTTGGTGCCGCCAGTGGCTTGATGCCGAGTTCGGCAGCGTCGAGGGGCAGGTGTACGAGAGCTTCTCGCGCGACGTGCACGTACGCCGCGCGGGCGACCTCGCGGGGCGCAGTTGGGCTGACGTGATCGTCGCTGTTGACTGGGGCTGGACGCACCCCGGCGTCGCGCTGGTGCTCGCCACCGACGGAGCGGACCTCTACGTCATCCACGAGGAAGTCCACCGAGGGAAGGTCGTCGCGGCGACCTCCGACGGGTGGCTCCCGATCATCGCGGACCTGTGCAGGCGCTACCGCGCGACGCGGGTGTTCTGCGACCCGTCGCAGCCGGGACACATCGAGAGCGTCGGGCGCTACCTGCGCGGCGCCGCGCGCACCTACGAGGCGCGCAACGACGTGGGCGAGGGCCTGAGGCGCGTCAGCGCCCTGCTTGAGTGGACCGTCGAGCGCGTGCAGAGCGGCCCTGTGCTCGGGCGCAGCGCGCTGTGGATCTCAGACGCCTGCGCGCATACGATCGGGGAGTTCGAGTCGTACTCGCGGCGGCGCGGCCGCGACGGCGCCTTCACCGAGGACGTCGACAAGATCAACGACGACGCGATGGACGCGCTGAGATACGGCGTGATGGAGCTGCACCGTGGATGACCGACACACGTTCGACGAGGCCCGTGGCTGGCACGCGTTCCTGAGCGACGCCTATCGAGGCGGATGGCACTGGGAGCACCCGAGCTCACCGACGCTCGGCACCGCGCGGCTCTACGGCTACGAGCTGCGCCGCACCGAGAGCGGTCGAGAGGTCGCCGTCGAGGTACCGCGCGGCACGGAGCGCACGTACCTCGTCCCGTGGCAGGGCGAGCAGCCCGCCGACTTCCGACGCCGTCGGCATCTCGCGTTCTACGCGAACCTGACGGAGCCGGTGGTCGACGCCTACGCCGACGCGGTTGCGCCTGGCGTGTCGCGCGACCTGAGCGACCTCGGCCCCTACGTGCAGGATCTCGACGGCGAGGGATGCCGGTGGCCCGAGCACGTCAGCAACGTCGCGAGGCAGATCGCGGTGCACGGCGCCTGCGCCGTCGTGATCGAGCCGCCGCGCCGCAACGCGGCGACGACGCGCGAGGAAGAGATCGCCGCGAAGGTCAGCGTTCGCGCGCGGGTCATCCCGCCGACCGCGTGGGCGTGGGCGCGCTACGACGACGACGGGCTCGCGGAGTTCGCGTACGCCGACGACGCCGTGGTCGACGAGACGCGCCAGACGCAGGTGGTTACGATCTGGCGCTACACGCGCGAGGGCTGGGAGCGTCACGTCGCCAGCCTCGGCACGTCGCAGGGCGTCGGCGAGGCTGTGCTCGGCCAGCCGGTGTCCAGCGGTCCCAACGCCGTCCCCGGCAAGGTTCCCGTCGTGTTCGCGGCGCACCGTCGCGACCCGCTCTCGCGCGTGCCCTCGGGCCGCTCCCTCGCGGCGACACCGGCGGCGATCGGGCGACAGGTGTACCAGTTGCTCTCGCAGGTCGAGGACACGCAGCGTCGGGCGCCGCCGTTCCTGTCGGTGCCGACGACGGCGCGCGGTGGCATCGAGCCCGAGGTTGACCTGCGCGTCGGCCCCGGCACCGCGCTCCCTGCGCCCGAGGGCGCGGGCTCGCCGCAGTGGGTGACGTTCCCGCCGGACAGCCTCACCGACCTGCGCACGCACTGCCTGTTCCTCATCGCGCTCGCCTACCGGACCGCTGGCCTCGAAGTTCAGGCCGACCAGAGCGCGCAGACGCAGAGCGGCGAGGCGCTGCGTGTGAGGTCGCGGGACTTCGAGGCGCGGGCTCGGCAGTTCGCGCAGGATCTCGAAGCGTACGAGCGCAAGGCGCTGTCGCTGGTGGCCGACCTGCTCGGCGTCGACCTCGACCGCATCACCGTGACGCTGACCTACCCGAAGCGTTTCGTGGCCGACGACCCCGCCGAGGCGCTTGCGAAGGCGACGCTGCTGCTGACGCAGGTCGGCGACCGCATCGGCGCGACGGGCACGGTGCTCGCGATCCGGCAGGCGATCAGTGCCGCGCTCGCGCTCGATGACGAGACGCTCGCGAAGGTCGTCGCGCAGATCGAGACCGAGTACGCAGAGTCCGAGCAGGAGCGCGAGGGCAGGCCCTCGCAGCCGCCGCCGCCGCCAGCCGAGGAGTGATCCATGGCCGTCGTCCCGATCAGAGGTCTCACTCGTCTCCGCGAGATCGACAAGGCCGCGGCGCTCGCCATGGCCGCGATCGGGCGCGTCCCTGGCGCAGCCATCGTCCTCCCCAACGACGCGCTGCAGAAGCTCCGGTGGCTTGAGCGCGGAGGCCGGGACTTCCGCGAGGTCACCAACGTCATGAAGGCCGAGGTCAACGACGCCTTCGTCGACGCCCTCCGCAAGGTCGCTGCGGGCAAGGCGCCGGTCAGCGCGCCGTGGAAGGCCGCAGCCGAGGCGTACCGCGACAGGCTCGCGACGCGCCTCGCGACGAGCGGTGGCGACGTGCGGAGTCGCTTGCGCAAGCTCAAGCCCTCGACCATCCGCCGCAAGGGCCACAGCCGCATCGGCGTCGACAGCGGCCTGCTGCTGAAGCAGGTCTCGACAGCAGCGACGCGAGTGACGAGAGAGAACGCATGACCCCAACATGGCTCCGCACCCATGACGACGCGCTCGACCTCCTGCGCTACGCCGTGCCCGGCGCAGTGATCGAGCTCGCGCCGACGCGCGCTGGCGGTGATGGCGCGCGCGCGTACCAAATCACGCTCGTCGGAGCGCGCGTGCGCGTCTCGGGCGGCGACGTGTACCACCTGCCCTGCCTAGCCGCGCCGATCGCTCGTCGAGCGCGCGAAATCGCAGACGGCCTGCGGGATGCGGCGCGACAGTGATTGCGCTTGACACCAGCGGCGTGAGAGACTCGACGGGCATGGACCCCGTGACGACCCCTCCCGCGCCTGCGCCCGCGCCCGCACCAGCTGTCGTGGTGCCGACTCCGACCCCCGCCGTGGTCGTGCCAGCGCCGCCGCCTGCGCCCGCCGTCGTCGTGCCGCCTGTCGTCGCACCGCCTCCGGTCGTCGAGCCGCACAAGGCCCCGCCTGCGCCCGCGCACGACGGCCACGACGTGATGCGCCGCGCCCTTGTGCGGAGCGAGGTGGTGCGGGTCGCCGAGAAGGTCGGAGCGATCGACTCCGACACCGTGCTTGCCCTCGTCGCCGATCAATTTACTGTCGCCGACGATGGGCGCGTGGTGGTGTCGCGCGACCCGCGGCAGACCATCGAGGACCACCTCCGCAGCTACCTCGCGAGCAAGCCCTTCCTGCTCAAGCCGCTCGCGCCCGCTGGTGGCTCGCCCGCGTCGGCGGTCGTCGTGCCGCCGACTGCGCCCGCGCCTGTCGACCTGTCGACCTCGGCTGGTCTGACCGACCTTGCACGCAAGACCGCGGTCGCCCTCGGGCTGCGCCGGGCTGGGTGAGCGATGCCAGTGCCCGACCGCTATCGCGGCATCAACTTCGCGCCGCCGCAAGGCGTCGTCGAAGCGCTGCGTCGTGGTCTGGCGCTGCATGAGCAGGGCTACTCGGGCGACGGCCTCCAGCCTGCGACGGTCGCGTGGGCCACGCGCATGGCAAGCGGCGACGACGTGACCTTCGAGAAGGCACGCACCATGAACGCGTGGTTCGCTCGCCACGACAACCCAGTGGAGCGGCGCGCGCGCGAGCGCGACAAGCAGTCGCCTGCCTACGTCGCGTGGCTGCTCTGGGGCGGCGACGCTGGCATGGCATGGGCAGCCAAGCTCGTCCGTCAGATGGACGCCGCCGACAACGAAGACCTCACCGCTCGCGCTAGGGCGAGCAGGAGCAACGGCTAGACCCGGCCCCGCCGCGCGCTCTGGCCCTCGCGTGAAAGACACGCATCATGTCCCAGACGAACGCCCTCCTCGCGGGCATCGCAGTGCGAGAGAACGTCAGCCCCGGCATCCCCGTCGACCTCGTGTCGCGGCCGACCGACCTGTACAACCTGCTCCTCCAGAACGGCCTCGTCGTGCCCTCGAACGGCGCGCAGCCGTTCGAGTGGAACGTGCAGTACAGCAGCACGGACAACGCCGAGATCTTCGTGGAGAACCAGGCGATCGGCAGCACCAACCGCCGCAACCTCGCGCGCGCCGTGCTGTCGCCCTTCTACCTCCGCGCGGTGGCCAGCGTGACGGGTCACGTCCTCGATCAGGTGGCGCGCGGCGGCACCTTCGAGGATCTGCTCCAGGCCGAGATCGCCAACGCGACGAAGGATCTCTACAGCCTGCTGGAGTCCACGCTGCTCGGCTCGACGCAGGATCGCGGCATCGCGTCGATCGTCGACAGCGGCGACACCTACGCGGGCCTCGCTCCCGGCTCCTACTCGACGTGGGCGGCGTACGAGCAGGGCATCGGCGGCGCGCTCAGCGCGGCGGTCATGCACGACACCTACGAGGCGCTGACCACGGTGCCCTACAACGCGACGCCGAGCGTGATCCTCTGCGCCGCCAACCAGATCACCAACTACGTCTCGATCATGGGCGCGAGCTCGTCCTACTCGCGGATGAACCTGCCGCTCTCTGGCCCGGTCGACCTCGGGCTCCTCCGGTCGGCGCCGACCTACAACGGCATCCCGCTGATCAACATCCGCCGGATGACGACGACCGAGATGTACTGGCTCGACCTCTCGTCGGGCGTGCAGCTCGTGATGCACCGCGACCTGAAGGTGGAGAACCTCGCGAAGGTCAACGACAACCAGGAAGTCGTCGCGTCGATGGCGTGCGCACTCAAGGTCGCCAACCGCCGCAAGCACGGCAAGCTCACCGGCATTACGGCCTGATAGGAGGACACGACCATGGGCGCATTCACGTCTGTCACTCAGCTCTCCAACGAGTTCGGCGTTCACGAGCGCCGCGCTGTCGTCACCGCCGTCGGCCCTGCGTCCTACGACGCGGGCGGCTCGGTGATCAACCTGTCGTCCCTCGCGGGCGGTGGCTTCACCAAGGTCTACGGGGTCAAGCTCATCGGCCAGCCGACCGCTGCCGACGACAAGTACCAGCCGACCTTCATCACCGCGGCGTCCTACGCGGCCGCCACGGGCAAGCTGAAGGTGCGTGACATCAGCGCCGCGAGCGACGCCGAGGCGAGCGGTGACCTCTCTGCCGTGACCTTCGTCCTCGAAGTCACGGGCGTCTGACCAACCAAGGAGCCTCTCAATCGTGATCGTCCTCCCTCTCGCCTTCGACCGCTGGGCCACCGTCGAGCACCTCGGGGATCAGTCGCGCCGCGCGTACGTGGCCGACGAACTCCGACGACTCGATCGCGATGGCGTGCCCCTCCTCACGGTGGCACTCGCGCAGACCGACGATGCAGTCCGCCACCTCGCGGTGACGATGCTGCGCGACAACGCCGACGGCGAGGGGAAGACGATCTACGACCACGGACGGCAATGGATGCTCGCGCTCGTCGAGGGCGAGAACCCGCCCGACCGCGACGCGCAGGGGCGGTTGATGCCACCGGAGCTCAAGGGCAAGGTGCTGCGGACCAAGGTCGGCAACCTCGGCGGCAACGTGCCCGCCACTGCGGACAAGCACGAACTCTCGCGATGGAACGCCGAGGCTCGCCAGGCGCGCGAGCGAAGCCGCGGCGACCTGTATCGCTACGTCGACATCACCCGCAAGGCGTCGCCGTTTGCGATCGAGGACGCCATCAAGGTGCTGTCAATGTGGGGCGTCGGCGTCGCTCCGAAGCAGTACCGTCGCGCCTCGACTCCCGATCGGCGCGGCGTGGTCGAGGAGTCCAACGGCCAGTGCCAGTGGCTCGTCGAGGAGCACACGCCGAAGTCCACCAGCTCGCGCAAGGTCGCCTGATGCGCTGGGTCCAGTACAACGGCAGCGGCAGCATCACCTTCGACCTGCCGTCGCGCCCGAGCGGGGCTGGCACCGCAACCGTGCGCTCGATGGGCGGCGCGGCGCAGGCGACTCCGACTCCGACGCTCGATGGTGTCAACACCACGCTGTCGAGCGCCGCCGCGGCTGGCAGCACGTCTCTCGCCGTGACGAGCGCCACGGGCATCGTCGCTGGACGACGCTACCTCGTCGGCGGCGCGGAGAGCGCGGGCGGGGAGTCGGTGTTGGTGGCTGCGGTGTCTGGACTCGCCGTGTCGCTGGCGCGTCCGCTGGCTCGCGCCAAAGCCTCGGGAGCGGCCTTCCAAGGCACCCGCATCACCGTCGCCGTGTCGAGCGCCTGCACCGCGGAGATCGTCAGGCAGAGCCGCGTGGAGTGGGTCGACCCCGACACGGGCGAGCTGATCGCGATCCCCTTCGACGTGACCCGCTACGCGCCGCGCTCGCACCTCACGGAGTCGCTGCTGCTCGACCTCGACGCCAGCCTGCGAAAGCGCCTGCCCTCGGGCGCGTGGGTGCCCGCGCTGATCGAGCGCGCGTGGGAGATGCTGCTGGACGACCTCGGGACGAAGGAGCGCCACCCCGGCGGATACGCTGGCGTGGTCGAGCTCACGACCGCGCACGCCTACCGCGTGCGCGCGCTGGTCGCTGAGACCGACACGACCGCCGAGGGCGTGCTCTACCGCGACGACATGCGCGAGCGGTTCCGGCAGGAGCTCGACCTCGCGCTCGCCAGCGTCGCCTACGACACCAACCAAGATGGCAACGCCGAGGTGGGCAAGGCCCTCTGGCGCGGCGTGCCTCTGTTGAGGTCGTAGCCATGGCGTACTTCTCCGCCCACCGCACGCTGGCGCTGTCGCTGCTCACCACCGCTGCCGGTGAGGCTGGGCACACCATCACCGCTGGACACTTCCGGCTGCCGTCGGGGCCGCTTGAGACGTGCGAGCCCGACGCTGTCGAGCGTGCGGTTGAGGTGCAGATCCTGTCGTCGGCGCCGCTCGGCGGCTACCAGAACCACCTCGACGGTCGCGACCTGCGCGTGAGCCCTCTCGTCGTCCGTGTTGGCTACCGCTTCGAGCCCGAGGGGTCGCTCGACGCAGGCGTAGACGCAGCGCGCCTGGGCGGTGCCGACCGCGGGTCCATCGAAGACCGCGCCAGCGAGGACGCCGCGCTGATCCTCGGCTCGGTGTCGTGGCAGCCGTCGTGGGCGGGGCTCGACCCGCACGTCATTGACGTTGCGCCCGCCGAGGACGGATGGTCTGTGGAGTTCCTCGAGGACCGCGCCGTGTTGTCGGTCCCGTTCAGCATGACCACGAGGGCCACCTTCCCCGGAGCGTACGGCCCCGTCACCACATGAGATCACCGTGAGCACCACCCCGATCGATCACGTCGCGTTCGAGCATCTTGGCGCCGTCTACTTCACCGAGGAGTCTGTGTTCGGCACCACCGGCGCGCAGCTGCGCCGCGCGGCGCCTGTCGGCGACTCCGTCGAGACCACCGCGACGCAGGTGCTCGTCGACGCGATGAAGCTCTCCCCCGTGCCCTACGACGCCGTGACGCCCATGGCGGGCGACAAGGGCGGAACGGTGAACTTCTCCTACTATCTGCAGCCCCCTGCCACGCTGCTCGACGAGACGGGCACGCTGCCGACGGACGTGACGATGCCGGGGCGCATCCCGCTGCGCGTCGTGTTCGGCGGCGAGTCGATCCCCGACGTGGGCACGCAGGCCGCGACGCCGACGAGCGCGACCGAGTTCACGGTCGACAGCGGCGACGGCGCGGACTTCCCGGCGGGGCAGATCATCGCCGTCGCCAACGCCAGCAACGGCCTCGAGGTCGCGCAGGTGCGGTCGCGCTCGACCGACACGCTGACCGTCTACCCCGCGCTCTCAGGCACCCCGGCGAGCAACGCCGACGTGGTGCAGATGGTCTGCTACTACCCGACGCGCACCAACTCGCGCTCGATGTCGGTGTCGGCGTCGTCGCGCGACACGTCGAGGCAGTACACCTTCAACGGGCTCAACGGGTCATGCGCGCTGCGCTTCGAGCGCAACGCCCTCGCCCTCGCCCAGTTCACGCTCAACGCCGCGACCTTCACCGGCCCCTCGTCGCAGGGCCTGTCGGTCGCGCGGTCGGAAGACCCTGCTGGCTCGCCGCTCGCGGTGCGCAACGCGATCGTGTGGCTCCAGCCCGTCGCGACGACGACCCGCGTGGACACCGCGATCGACACCGTGGCGATGGAGCTGAACTTCGGCAACATCCACCTGACCAGCCTCACCGGCACGCTCGAAGGCAAGCGCGCGGTCGCTCGCGGCGAGGGGCTAGTGCAGGCGTTCGCGAAGATCACGCTGGAGATGCCCGACAACGCCGACGTGTTCACGTGGTTCGACGCGGGCACTGAGTTGCACTTCTCCCTGATCGTCCGCGCGGGCGCCGCCGCCTCGCGACGCCACGTCGTCGTGATGGCCCCGCAGTGCGTGATCGAGTCGATCCCCGAGCGGTTCAAGGGCGAGGGCAACCTCACCAAGCTCCGCGTGGTGCTGCGCACCAAGATCAACGAGCAGTGCTCCGGCACGCTCGACAACGAAGAGCTCGCGCAGGCGCCGTTTGTGCTCGCGCTGGGCTGACAGGAGAGCATGGACCCGACGAGCAAGACCCTCCGCGTGGTGCGTCTCAACCCGAGCGACCCTGACCCTGCGCTCGACGTGGCGGTGATGAGTCGTCCGGTCGACGGCGACTCTCTCAGCCGCGCCGCGCGCTACCTCGTCACGCGCGACGAGTCGCTGCTGGTGTTCCGCGAGGCGATGGCGCCTACGTGGTTCCACCTGCGGCGGCTGTCCGCGGCGTGGATGGTCGACGTGCTCGACGGGCTGTTCTCGGCGCCCGCGCAGCGGATGCTCGCGTTCCGCGCGGCCTGCCACGCGGTCGAGGGAGACGAGATGCTCACGGTCGCGCAGCCTGGCTCGAAGGGGGCGCGGTTCGTGGCGACCGAGGCGCATCACGGCGTCGGCCTCGCCCCCGAGGAGTGGGTGCAGGAGATCGCCGACCGGTTCGGGCTGGAGACCGTGCAGGAGATGGGTCGCGTCGCAATCGACCTGTCGCGTCTGCCGAAGGCCGCCCGAGGCCCTTTCGGCTACTGGGCTGGGTCGGTAGCGTCGCCCTGACCGAAGCGCTCGGCGACGCGGCCTGTGGCTGCGACCTAGCCGAGCGCGCTGCGTCCGAGACAGACCCGCGCGGCGCCGCGGTGCTCGCCAGCGACGCCGCAGCGTGCCGCGCGGAGTGGCGCTGCCCGCTCGCCGGTGGGCGCATCGATCCGAGCGCGCTGCCCGAGACGCACCGCGCAGCGATCGATCGGGCGTCGAGGCTCTGCCATGCCGAGGCAGGTGAGATCCGCACCTGTCCGGGGTACTATCCCCGCCGTCCGGAGGCCCACCGAGCGGTGACGCACCTCCGGTGGCTCCGCGCGGGCGCGCTGCACCTCAGGTGTCCGCACCCCACCGGGGCCGAGGTCGAAGCTCTCGACCTCGTACAGGACTCTCTGGCCTCCCGCGAACGGGACGAGCTGGAGCGAGCGAAACGCAAGGGCAACGACCGTGGCTGACGACGCACTCGACGAGCTCTCCAA